TCGTCCATAGCTCTTCCCATTGCAGCAGCAGCAGCTTTTGCATAGGCAGAAGTTGGGTCAATTAACATTCTTACTTTATCTAGGTCATCTATAAGATCAGCCCATTCATAATCGGCTAAGCTAACTCGTCTACGCGAGTGTGGCGTGTCCAATTGTGGTGTTGATCCGTGTCGTGAGCTTCTTACTTGCGCTGTTACGCTACCGATTTGGTCAAAAAAAGCATTTTTACCTTTAATTGTTTCCACATCAACAAGCTGAACGAAGTACGGAACCCATTTGTTGTGCTAACATAGTTACGTTGGCAGAATACTGCTCAACGAAAGCTGTAGTTATTTGAGTTGACATTTATTTGTCTCCATTAGTTGTTTGTTTATTTTTTGTGATATGCGGAACGATTATCCTGTAAGGGTCGCAATCCTTGATTTTACAACTCTCGTTGCTTTGTCTTTCCAAAGCGCCAATCGGGTCTTACGATTATCCGAATTTTATTCGCTTAATAAAGTTATTAAACTTTATCAAGTAAATTCTTTATTATGCTTTAGCCTTTATTTTATTAGGATGTAGCATCTCTCTTAATTGAAAAGCCTCTTGAACAGCAGCATCATGATTTGGATGATACTTATTATGATAAGCAGTTCCTGGAGCTGTTATTTCATTAAGTTGCTTTTGAATTTCATTTGGAGTCATATAGTTTGGTCCAGTATTAGACACTAACTTATCTTCTCCTAAAGACTCGGCTAACTTAGCAAACGCTTTAGCAATTGCTGGGTTATCTCCAAGTTTTGTTCCATCTTGTAAAATTAGATTTTGATAATCTGCACCAACGTATTCTTTAAATACTTTGCCAGCAGCTTCTAATTTTTGATTATATGCAGCACCCCATTCTTGTTTAAGGTTTTCTTCTGCACCTTTTCTACCAGTCATTGCTTTTGAATTAGCATCATTCATAGCGGCTGCAGATAAATCTGAATAGTATTTTAAAATACCTTCTGCCTGTCTAGGAAGTAATCCTAATTTATGAGCTGTAGATGAAAAGTTTTTAATACCTATTTCATCTGACTTAATATTATCAGGAACATTTAATTTATATTCTTCGGCTGATTTTGGTCTACCAAGTTTTTCATATACTGCGTTCCAGTCATCTTCAGTTGCATGTTTATTTGGAACTGGAATTTTATCAGCGCCAATTAATTTTTGTGCATGAACATAACTTTTTGCTAAACCAGCAATATCTGTAATACTAGATAAAGATTTTTCTGATTTTAATTCTTCTGGTAAACTTGTTCTCCAGTCTACTGAAGTTGGTGTACTTGTCGCAGCATTAGTCGTAGGTACTTCAGACGCAGTCGTTTGCTGTTCCGTTTGCGTTGCCTGTATTTCACTACTCATTTATTTACTCCTTTGGTTGTTTTTTGAGTGTTGATTTAATGAAAAGAACAACACTACGTTGTCCCTCTCTAAATGCAGTTTCATGACTGTCGTTACTAAAAGAAGTCGTGAAAACATTGCATCTCTTTTCTAAATCTTCCAAAACTTTTTCGCCGTCTGGGGATTTGAAAACTCGTTGAAATATTTTTATATTGTCGTTTATTTCTTTATTCATTCATTAAAACTTTTGCAGCAGGAGCGGCTTGACCAGCGGCTTGAGCAACTTGTTGCATTTGTTGTAATTGCATCTGTTGTTGCTGTTCAGCTTGTCTTTGTTTTCTTATTGCTCCTACTTGCGACTTCGTTTTCAAAATTTTTGCAGGGAAACCTAAAACGTCTTTAATGTAAGTAACTACAGCGTCTGTATCTAAATAATCAAATACAGGAGCAACGTTTTGTAAACTTCCAAATATTTCAAAGCCTCTCATTAATGCTTGCAGCTCTCCAGTTTTTTGAGCTTTAGCTAATGGAGATACATATTCAATTTCAATATTTGTATTGCCTAACATTGCAGGCATTTCTGGAAATTTTTTATTTCTCATTAAAATATTAAAACAACGAGTAATAAGTGGCTGTAATAATTCAGACTGCAATCTGCCAAGAACTGGACCAAGTATTCTCATCTTCTCTTCATTACGTTGCACTACTTCTGTCGCTGTCATTGTTTGACCCTGTGAAGTAATCAATTGATCTACAAAAAAGTTTTCTCTAACTTGTTTTCTTCTTTGTTCTTCCATTTGGTTACCAACTGGATTGTTAGCTCCAATGTTTAAAGGTTCAATTCTGTCTCTTGTTCCTGATCTATAATAATTTAAACCGCCTGGAACAGTTCTAATAGGCATTAAGAAGCCATCATCTGGAACCATTAAAGGTGGGTCTATTTGTTTTTGAGCTGCACGAATAGAAGTCTTACACATTGTGTTTAACATTTTAACATCTGGCAATGCGTTCATTGCTGGACTTCTTCCGTAAATTTCGTTTGAAGATTTTAAATATCTTGGAACTGCATAAGGAAATTCTGCAAATCCTTTTTCAGATAATAATGCTCCTGAAGATTCATGAACATAACAAGAAATAAATCTTTTAGATGAACCTGGTTCTGCATATTCTGTATTAGGATAAACACTATGAATAATTGAAACATCTTCTTGTGGAGAATTTTCAATTAATTTTTTTAATTCATTAGGAAGCTGCGCTTTAGGAAACATGCTTATTATGTTTCTTGCTTTTAATTTAAATTTTCTAGTTAAGCCGTCAACAACTCCAGTTTCGCTTTCAGTAATAAATATTTCTGAAATATGAATATTTTTAAATCTTAAATCGTTTTCGTTATCTTCAGATATAAATAATGCTGCTGTACCAAAAGCAATTAGATCGTGATATAATTCAAATATTTCTTGTTGAAAATTTGATCGGTTAAAAGCTTGATACATTGAGCTAGTACATTTTTCTAACCATTGTACTGCATCATCATCGCTATTAACTTCGTCATCTTTAAATTTTAAATAAAACCATGGCGATGAAGTTGAGGTTAACATTCCATGTAGTGATGCTGCTAACAATTCTAAAGAATGAGTTGCTGTACCATCAAAAATTAATTCGGTTCTCTTATCTCCCTGACTTCTTGATTTAGTAATATCTGCTTTTCTAGGAAGCATATAATCTGCAACTTCTTGCCAATGCGACTCCCAAGTTTGTCTTTGAGTTCTTAATGAACCATATCTATCTAAAATATCTTTTGCTTTTTTGTTTATTGGCATTTTAACTTCCTAGTAATGTTTTTTTAATATCAACAGTATCTGTTGCTCCAAGTGAGCCTGTAAGTATTGTTGAACTTCTACCCTGTTCGTTAACAAGTCTTTTAGAATCTAAAGCGGAAGCAGCTGCGGCTTGCGATTGTGATACTTCTGCTTTTGTAGGCGTAACTATTGGTGCTGGCGCAGTAGTTGGTTTACTAAACGCTGACGTAACTGCTTTTATTGGTGCTGAGATAACTCCACCCATATTAAGCTCCTAACAAAGTTTTCTTATCAGTAGTTAAATCTTGATTATCTAACCCCTGGTAAGTAGTTAATATTGTACTTTCTCTTCCCATTCTGTTTCGTTCAATTGCATCCAGTTTTCTTTTAACTTCTGCAGCCTTTTCCGCATCGTTATATGCAGGTGGCTCAGCAGGAGCTATTGGTGGTGCCGGCATTGCTGGCATTTTTGGCATTAAGAAACCCATAATTTATCTTCCATGTATTGAATATTCCGAATCTGTTTTCGGGAATAATTTGTTTAAGTTTGTATTTGATGGCAATTCTTCAATTGCAATCGCTAAGTAACGAAAAGCATCACAAGCGTGTGAACTCCAATCATGAATTGGTTTCTCATGATACATTTTCATCTTCTCATTGTATCTTCTATGGTAATGACGAAGTGCATCTATTAATGGTCTAGTAGTATCTAAACTAAAGTAACAACGCGGCAGTAACATTTTTGCGGCGTGTATTCCATCTTCAATAGGTAGCTTTGGTAAAATTTTAAAATTTACACCAAGTTGATATGCTACTTCCCTTCTTGTCTTACCTGTAGAAAATTCTGTAACCTCTATATCGTGTGGCGCATAATGTTTTCCGTAAACATAATCTTTTTTATTTAACAGACTAATGTAGTGCGGTAAGCCTTCACGATTGTTTTCGTAGTAATCTATAATTCTAATTGTATTGCCAAGCTTTTGAAAAAAAATAATAGCTGTACTATCAGCATGTCCCAAATCCCATGCGGTATCTACTGGAAGTGCCGGGTCGTATTCAATCTTAGTTAATCTATTATTCTTTTCTGAATCTGCAATTAAGTTTCCATAAATAGAACCTTCTATATTTGCAATCCAATCACATTCAAATTCTTGCTTATACTTTGCCTCTCCCATTTGGTCTTTAGCAGCTTGCAATTCTTTTTCATCAATTAGCTTTGTTTCGCTAACTGGAGCTGTAAATGTTAACCACTCGGGGTCTTTTAAAGCGTATTGGTAAATATCGTAAAAAAAATTATTCATACCGGCAGGAGTACCGATAAAATAACAAAATCCTTTTCTGTCTGATAAAGCTGGTCTTATAATCTCATTCCATAGCTTAGGAGCTATTTGAGCTGCCTCATCTATACAAACACCATCTAAAAATATTCCTCGTAAACTATCGGGGTTCTCCGAAGATAACAGAGTTATTCTTGAACCATTCGGTAGATCACATCTTAATTCCGTTTCGTTATATCTAACTCCAGGAATTGAAGCGGTAAATTGTTTAATATAATCCCAGGCTACGTTCTTAGCTTGCTTATAAGTTGGAGCTATATACGCAAATCTTGGGTTTGGCAGCGGGTGGTTTAGCGCTGATCTTATAAGATGATTTAAGATTGCAACTGTTTTACCAAATCTGCGGTGGCAATTTAGAACCGCAAATCTGTGCTTTTCTAATTTGTCATGCAACAATTCCTGTTGCGGTCTTGGGTTATAATCCAGCTCTATAGTGGTATTTTTTACCGGCTCTATATTAAACATTAGTTAAGGGTCTGTGGTAAATTAAATAAATCTTCTAGCGGGGTATAATTAACTCCAGCCTTCTTTAACATCTTAGCTGCAAAATCTAATGCGATCTGCCTCTCACTAAATCCATAAACATGAATTACTATTGCGTTAGTCTCTTCGTCTATAAAGACCAGCGACTGTAATTTATCTTCAACTTCAATTAATTTGTCTGTCATAATGTCTGTGTGTGTCTGTGTGGGTGGTAGTCCCAATATATATGTAGTAGAAGTTGCGCGTTGTTTTTTGGGTACACCCCCCAAAATTTTCTTAAAAACAGCCAGGCAAAATCAAAAAAGCAGCTCTAATTCATGCTCGTAGGTATGATACCTATAGGCATGATAATAATAGCAACGTTTATTTAATGTATTGTGTGTTTGTTGTGTGTTTAAAGAAATTAAATGCAGCCGAAACCCATGACACGCGCGCGGAACTCTGTACGTTCAATGAATTACATGCAACTTTTCTAGTTTGTTCAGAAGGTAAACCAAATTCTTTTAGCAAAGGCTCGTGATAATATTCAGCGTATTTAAAACAATCT